TTTGATCTAAGTCAGTTTGGGTTGTTTTTACAAAATGATACATTGTTTATGACAATACACATCAACAGTAGTGTTAAACAACTTGGCAGAAAGATTATGCCAGGCGATGTAATAGAACTACCGCATATGAAAGACGAGTATGCTGCTAACGATTATAGTGTTGCACTAAAACGTTTTTATGTTGTTGATGAAGTAACACGAGCAGCAGAAGGATTTAGTCAAACTTGGTATCCACATTTGTACAGAATAAGAAGCAAGCAAATACTCGATTCGCAAGAATACAAGGATATACTAGATTTACCAGCAGAAGAAGGTAGTGACACAACTCTTAGAGATGTGCTTAGTACATATAATAAAGAGATAGAAATAAACAATGCTATTATTGCGCAAGCTGAAATTGATGTTCCATTGAGCGGCTACGAAACTATACAGTTTTACACATTACAAGTTAATGATGTAGGCGAGGTTCAAATAGTAAGTACCGACTACGATACATTATTAGCAGATGGAGGAATAACAGCAGATACAGTTTTTGTTACTCCAGATGGAAACGGATATCAAGGATATCTTGTTGGTGACGGAATACCTCCTAACGGTGCACCGTATGGTACTGGCATTAGTTTTCCAGGCGAACCGGATACAGGCGATTACTTTTTAAGAATTGATTTGTCTCCTAATAGATTGTTTAGATACGATGGAAATAGTTGGCGCAAAATAGAAGATTCAGTAAGAACCACACTCACACAAACAAGTGGTCGCGATACTCTAAAAGGCACATTTATAAACAACACAACAGTAAATAGTATTAGCGGAGAAGATGTTGTCGAAAGACAGGCTCTAAGTAAAGCTCTAAGAGCAAAGGCAGGTGACTAATGCAGTTTTTCTATGACGGACAAATACGTAGATACATTACACAGATTGTAAGAGCATTTAGTAACTTTAGCTATCGTGACGGCGAAGGCGACATCAAAGTAGTTCCGGTATTATACGGAGACATTACAAGACAAGTTGCTAGTATCATTAGAGAAAACAGTGACAACAAACTACCAAGTGCGCCACGGATGGGCGTGTACATTACTAGTTTGCAAATGGACAGAGCTAGACTAAGCGATAGCAGTTATATAAGTAAAATTAATCTTAGAGAAAAAGAGTTTGATGCAGGAACAAACAGTTACACAGCAAGTCAAGCTAAAGGATATACAGTCGAACGATTGCATCCAACTCCTTACACATTAAGTGTTAATGTTGATGTTTGGTCAACAAGTACTGATCAAAAACTACAAATATTAGAACAAATCTTTATGTTGTTTAATCCTGACTTAGAGTTTCAAACATCTGACAACTATGTCGACTGGACAAGTTTAAGTGTATTATACTTAGAAGATATTAACTTTAGTAGTAGAACAGTACCGGTAGGAACACAAGATGATATCGATGTTGCAACATTAGGATTTACTGCGCCCATTTATATATCACCACCGAGTAAAGTTAAAAAACTTGGCATTATTACAGATATTATTACAAGTGTTTACAACCAAGACGCAGGTACTATTAGCTTAGAAGGATTTAACCCTTCTACTACCGGAGATACTGGAGTAGCAAACGGAGTTACAGTATTGCCAGATGGAACTATTGTTAATGACGGTAGTATTGGTATTACAAGTACTCAAACTATCGGAGACGGTACTCTTGACTTATCAAACCCATTGGTAGTGAGTTATCGCAACTTTGATTTGATTGTCGACGATGATACTGCACAGTTGGCAAAAAATAAGAGCTTGCGTGTAGGTGACATTAGCTGGAAAAATATTCTTGAAGCTGAGTTGCCATCTAAATATCAACCTGGTATAAGTCAGATTAGATTACGTAGAGCAGAAATGACTGGCGAGATAGTTGGTACATTTAATGTATACGAAAACGACACAATGAATATGATCATTGATTGGGACGAGGATACATTGCCAGCAAATACTATTTTGGTCGGACCAACCAAATCAGATGGTACAATAGACTATATTGTTGATCCAATAACATTTAATCCTAACACTGTTAAGGCTTCGGGTGTAAGAATACTAATGCTCGGCCCTATTGGTTACAAAGTTGAACGTGCGTTTACAGCAACCTCTAGCAGTACAAGAATAGATACTGATATAGATTATATTATCACTAGTAGTGATTTAGCAGGACGAGAAGGCGACGAACGTGTAACTTCATTCCAAGTGTTTGTTAACGGTACGCCAGTTGCTGCAACAAAAACAAACATTGATAATAAGGTTGTATTGAATTTAACTACAAAATATAATGTAGACGACGAAGTTTCGTATGTTTTAAATCTCAATGAACAAGGCCCGGCTGCGTGGAAAAATGCAGACGACACTGACTTTTCAGCAGATGCAAATGACATTGTTGAATGGGACGGGTCTAAATGGGTTAATATATGGAATGCAAGTAACGACAATGAAACTACGTATGTTACTAATGTAACCACTGGACAACAGTTTTATTGGAATGGCTATTACTGGCAAAGTGCAGTTGACGGGTATTATCCACGAGGCACTTGGACTATTACACTTTAAAATAAGTATTTGTATGAATAAAATAATTTGTAGTGGTGCTCTATTTTATAGTCTCGAAACAAAGAGGTTTCTATTTTTACATCGCACCAAAGGAAAAAGAAATAATCTCTGGGGGTTAGTTGGCGGAACAAACGAAGGATCCGAGACTCCGTGGGAAGGCTTAAAGCGAGAAATTGACGAAGAAGTTGGTGAAGTTTCAAATATTAGAAAAACTATTCCGTTAGAGACCTTTATAAGCAGCGACAATCATTTTAGTTTTCATACATATTTGTGTGTAATAGATAATGAGTTTATACCCACACTAAACGACGAGCACAATGGATATGCATGGGTATCATTTGGTGCATGGCCCAAACCGTTACACAACGGTTTGAGCAATACTTTAAGAAGTAAAACCAATCAAAAAAAGCTAGACACTGTTATTAAACTTGTGGATATGATTGCTTAAAGGTTTCGTGTAGCCATTCAAAATCGTTGATCTTTTTCAACTCATCGGCATTGCCTTTGTTTTCAGTACCAAACGCACGACCCGCTATTGCGCCAGCAATAGTTGCTTCTCCGTGCCATTCATCGGCGCCTCTAGTACACCATGCATCTAATCTAAACTCTGTTTCTTCGTCTTGTTGACGATCAATAACCTTTGATGCTAACTTTGCACATTCTCTAAATCCACTGCGCCATGCACTAAAGTAATCTGTGTTAAACACAGTAGTATTACTCATTTCGTTAACACCTTTGAACTTATCACTAATGCTAGTAGTCATGTCTGTTGTAGTTTCGTCTAAGTTTCTTGTTAACATAGTAGGTAATAGTTTTACACCACCGTACCCATATACTAACTTATTAACCGGATTTAAACTTCTCCACACATGCACAGTATCTTTGCCGTCGATGTCGTATGCTGGAACATAGTAACTAAAGTCAAATCCGTCAATGATTTCTGCATCGCCATCAACTACCCAAAACATTTCTGTTTCAACTAGTTCAGCAGCACGTTTGTGAGCAGCATGAATACCCTTAATATCCATTACACGCTTGGCTCTCGGAAACAAGTAAGATAGTGCATCATAGTTTTCTTCGGCGTTGGGCTCTCCATTACTAATAAACACAATATCATACGGCTTAGGCATACTACCAACTTCGTCATATTCTTTTTTAGTAACAAAGAATCTATAATCAATTTCACGTTGACTGATATTTAAATCCTTGCTGATTAATGCAATGCCATCGTAATAGTTGTCATTTTTCCAAACATGATTGATCTTGCGTTCGTATTGATTGTGATGACTAATATAAAAGTTCCAGTCAAAATCTTCATTGGCAAGGAAGGAGTCATTCACCATCCAAAACATACCATAGTTGCATGTTTCTTTAGCTTCTAAATATTCTTCGTAATTATTTACAGTGTATATAGGAAACGGTTTAGGAGTACTGGCTACAATATCGTATTCTTTTTTCTTGATAAGAAATCTATGTTCAATTTCTTTTTCACTAACTAATACATTTTTACTATACAATACAATACCGTCATAGTTTTCATCATTTAGGAAAACATGATTAATGTTTCTATCATAGGAGTTTTGATGACTAAAGTACAAATCAAAGTCAAAATCTTTGTCTACATACACATCACTGGGCACACCCCAAAACATTTCAGTATCGGTATTATACAATGCTTCTGTATAATCTTCGTAGTTGTTGATAGTAAACTTATTATATTTTTTAGGATTGCTTGCAACGACTTTATGCTCTTTTTTGTTTACATAAAATCTGTGTTCAAACTCCTTTTCAGATATTTTAGCAGTTTTAGTTAAAAGTGCAATACCGTCATAGTGTTCGCCATTTAAGAAAACATGATTTGTTGATCTGTCAAAGGTACTTTGTTCATGAAAGTATTTGCTCCATTTAAAATCATCACACACTTCTACATCACTGGGTACTAACCAAAACATATCAGTTTGGCAATGATTAAATGCATTAACATATTGTTCATATGTGTCTACAGCAAATGTTTCAAAGTCGTGCGGATTACTTGCAACAATATCGTGATCAATCTTTTCAGTTGGTTCTTTGAGTTCAATTTCTTCTTTGTTTAGTTCAGCATACTTACTAAACAAAAATACACCGTCATATTTGTTTCCATTTAACCATGCATGATTAATTTTTCTGTCGCTGCTGTGATGACTAATATAATAATCAAACTTAAAATCTTCTTCAATAACAACTTGCTCTGAGTATCCCCAGAACATATCTGTAGTAGTATTTTCTATTGCATACAAATAATCACTGTAGTTTTTAACAGTGTATACATCGTACTTGCGTGGATTACTTGCCATAATCCTAACTTCTTTTTTGTTAGCAAAAAAGCGATGAGTAATTTCACGATCGGTAATATTATAAGACTTTGGACAAAGTACAATACCGTCTAGTGTATCAATGTCTCCATTGCCAAACACATGTGGTATGTCATAACTCCATTCGTCTGGTTTATAACTAAACTTGAAAGTATCTCTTACATCTGTATCGTCGTAAACAATCCAGAACATATCTGTAAAACTTTGTTGCTGTGCTTGTTCATATGTTTCAACCACTTGTAAGTCAAACCCACGAGCTTCTAGTTTTTCTAATACTGTTTTATCTTTGCCAATATAAAAAATATCAAACTTGTCTTTGCCATTGTACGGATCATAATGTCCGGCAATATAGTTTTCGTGTACAACTTCATATTCTACTGTGTGTGCGTCTATTGGAACAAGTACTACGCTATCAAATGTTTTTACTTTACGGCTTTTATCAAATACATAAGGAAACTTATAAATGCTGTTGTTGCTGGGTTTGTAATACCAAGGAAAACTTGCATACGTTATAATATTTTTATCAACCAACCATACAAACTTAGAGTTTCCTGTATATGTTTCTAATACAGAAAAGTCTGTAGGATTATCAACATACAAAATATCTGCTTTGTTTAAAATATGATTCTTTAAAGAATCTTGTCCAGGAAACATAGTTGTTGTCTGTACATTTAGTCTTTCAAATCTGTCAATAGCTTTCATAGTATATTTGCCTTTGTTCCATAATGTGCAAGTTTGATGCCTGCATCTATCCATACTTCGTAACCGTGGTGCATTGCTTGATTACAAAAGTATATATCCTCTCCGCTGAAGGTATCCAGTTGTTTATTATATTCGTGGTCAAACCACGGCTTTGGCAAGTTGTTGTACACATCTGCATTAACCAACATACATCCCATACCTACTGCCCATACCCGATGTAACCCATTGTTTTCATTGAGTCTTTTTTGTATATTATTAGGATCGGTAAATGCAACTGTTTGATACGGTGAATACCTAGTACTGTATTGGCCTGCTACAATGTCTTTGTTGTGTGACAACAGAGTTTCAAAAACAGATGGCGGAAAGTGCATATCACTGTCGAGCCACAACAAGTGAGAAGCATTGTTTTCTAATGCTTCTTTTGCTAGTACAGTTCTTGATTCAGCAATAACACTGCCGCAAACAATGTGTAATTCAAAATCAATAGAGTTTGCTGTAAGTCTATTTGTTAAGTGACAAAGACTACGAGCAAAACCTGTATGGACTTGATCACGTGTAGGAATACAAATACCAAGTTTCATATTATAGCATTGTTGATGGGATTGTTTCTTCGTTTAATTCTTTTTCTGCTGCCTGTGTAAGTGTATTCCAGTTACGTGCAGAATTAGTTGCAACTTTTACAGCTTCTTTAAAATCATCTGCAGGCAAACTTGCCATTGCAAGCATATTTTCAGGCTGTACTTTACCAATAGTCAACAAGTCAACACCTGCTGTTCGGCCAAGTTTTTGCACCCAATGCATACGTTCGTCATCTTTTGAAATGTCCATAGCTGCAATAGCATCTTTAACTTCAGTTAGCAGTTTAGAATCTAGTTCGAGATTGGCTGCTGCTGCAAGTTTTCTTGCTTTGGTGTATTCATTTACTAAATCAACATTTAGCACTTCGTAGAGTGTTTTCATTATAAATCTCCTATATATTATATTTTAGCTGAGTTTTTGTTATTTGTCAACCGTTAATCACCAAGAGAAGCACTATCCCAGAAGAAGTATCCGCCAAACGAATCGCTCATTAAAATAGTAGTACCAGCACTAATACCGATGTATGTGCCTAGTACACTTATAGTATAGGAAGAAGTACGAGAGCCGCCGGCAGCTGATACAAAGTAGTCACGGATTACACCCATTGATATTGTCGAACCTGTTGCTGGTAATGCCATTACACTTCTTTCCTAAATCTTTCTTTATGCTAACACAGTATTTACACTATGTCAAGTACAGTAGCCGAAAGATCCGGCTACTGTGTTATTATTACTTATCTAAAAGTTTTTGTACCATTGCACGGAGTTCTGCAATCTCTACAGCTTGTGCTTCAATCTGTGCTTGTTGATCTTTTACTGCTTCAATCAACACTGGCGCAATACGTTCGTACTTAACAGTTAAGTAATCTTCGCCACTTCTGCTATTACCTTCGTTGTCTAAATCAAACGGTGCTGGTGCAACTGCTTCTGGTAATACTGCTTGAACTTCTTGAGCTATTAAACCAACTTCACGCTTTTCAGTATCAACTTGTAGTCCCCATTTGTGACCTTCGTCTGTCCAGTTATAAAGCACACCGTTTAATGCTTTGACTTTGTCAAGTGCATTTGGAATGTTTTCAATGTTGGTTTTAAGTCTAGCATCTGAAGAGTATGCTGTAACTTCTCCAGGGAATAATGTGTTGCCACTACCATCTAGGATAGTTGCAGTTCTAGTTACTGTAGTAAATGCGCCGCTATATTGTCTGTGGTAATGCGGTTCTGTACCGTCGTCGCCTGTTGCAATTTCTAAGTAACCTGCATTTGATCCAGTAGAAGCACCACCAAATCTCCATTGATCGCTGCCTCCCATTGTACCCTGTATACCGCGGAACTCAAGATTGCTGTTGCTAAACACTATAGAAGCAGTTGCAGTATTATTACCAGTTGTTCTCAAGAAGCCAGTGCTATCAATGCCGTCTAGTGTGTTAGCATTATCAGCACTAATACCATATAGACCACTACCGTCACCTGTGAATGCGTTAGCAGTAATGTTACCTGTGATGTTAATAGCGCCGGAACCACTTAGTGTCCCGCTGAAGCTATCGTTAGCATTACTGCGTAGGAAACTACTAGCCTCAAGACCATCTAGCTTATCTGCATCTAGTTGACTGCCGTTGCCGTCATTGCCGCTATGCCATACAGTATAATCATTTGTTCCAACTTGGAAGACTAGACCAATCTCGCCGTTGTCTATTTCGAGTGCAGTATTGGCCTGTTCGTTTTTAATGTATATACTATCGTCTAAGTTTCTATACTGCATATAAGCACGTCTTGTAGTCGATTGATACCAACTAATATAAGGATCACCAGTAGCAGAGGTATCTTGCAAGCGCAATATTTCATCGCCTGCGTGACTTATTGTTAGTAAGCCGCTCATTGTATCAGCAGTGTTACTACGTAAGAAGTTTGCACTATCGATGCCGTCTAGCGTATCAGCATCAACGTTTGTTAATCCACTACCATTACCAGTAAATGTACTTGTACCAATGTTGATGTTGCCAAATGTTGTTGTTATTTCGCCTGCACCAAGTGCGCCAGTTCCAGTTAAGTTACTATAAGTACCGTCG